GCGGGCAATGATTTTTTCAGATGTCTCAACCTCATACACCGCTTGCTGAATTTGCTGATCAATCTGACTAAGACTGCTTTGATGCGCGTGTGTCTCAACTGCACCAACACGACGCTCTAGCTCATCGTTGCGAGTGCGTAAGAAGTTAAGCTCTAACTTATCACGATTAATCGCCTTCTCACGACGTTCTTTTCTTTCACGCTTTTCTTCACGGCGACGGGCGCGGATAGTTTCAATGTCGACCCCATCTTCGTCGTCTTTAGACTTGAGGCTACTGTCTTCCTCATCGTCGTCGTCTTCGTCTTTTATTTCTTCCTTTTCCGCTGGTTTACTAACAGCAACGTACTCGGTATCCTCTGAATCTTGTTCTAAATCTTCATCGTCCTCAACTATGAGGTTTTTATCTTCTGCCATTACTAGCTCCTTTCAGCTATAAGAAAGCACGGATTTTTAATGGATCGACTGTTACTTTACCAATTAAGTCCGTATCTTTAAAAATTACAAACATTGCTGTGGTTTCTTTATCGATGGGTACTTCCCAACGATCACCACCATACTTTGCTACTCTTACAAAGTCACCCTTTTCACACCAAGCGCCCTCTGGCCATGACTCCATCGTGTTGCGGTTCTTAAAGGCTAGTGGGCCAACTGTCACTACTCGACCAACCTGCGTGTTCCATTTCTCGGTCTCTGTAGTCTCAGCCTGTAAAATAATACCGCCAGCTGTTTTAAGTTTTGGTGCTCTAATTTGTACTAAAACATAACTACCAAATGGTGTTATGCCTGGGTCTGCGTTTGGGAACGCGTCATTCAGCGTTTGTTCAGACATCATCATCCTCTTTAATTGTTGATAAAATTATTTCTACAGCACGCTCTAATCCAGCGTACATCCCCACCATGCGTCCGTATTCAAACACATCATGTGAATTGGGTGTACGGATCGCAGTCGTTGCTACTTGTGACTGCGCTTCCGTTAATAAACTTATTACCTTGTCAATGTTCATGCTGGGATTGGTTTAGTAACCGGTGCCGTCCCAGGTAATGCCTTGCCGTTTAAGTTAGCGCCCATTGCCATGCGTTGGTGCTGTGATACTGCTTGTGAATCTTTTTGATTAGGTGTTGCCATGTTGTTTCTCCTTAAGGATTAGGGTTGGGGTTAATACCGGTGCCCGTAGTCATGCCGAACTTCTCGCCACTTAGTACTTCTACTGCTGCCAGTTCTTTAGCTGTTGCATTATCAGCCTCGTTCATTTGCAACCTAGCTGCCAAGTCGGCTTGCTTGCGTGCGTCTTCACGATCTTGCACCAGCTGCTCACGTTGCAACACAGCCTGCTCTTTACGATCAAGCTCTTGCATACGCTGAGCCAAGTCTTGCGCCTTGAGTGCGTTCTTCTGTTGCGCGTCCTTAGCTCGCTGATCAATCGCAGCTTGCTGAGTTTGTTGTGCCAACTGAGCCACAGCCATCGTTGGATCTTGTGGGCCAGGGCCTTGCATCTCCATAACTTGTTGCTCAAGCTGCGGCATGATTTGACTCAATGATCCTAGTTGTTGCTCAATCACAGCCAATACTTGATTAATCACTTGAACTTGCTGCTCAGAGCTCTTATCAATCATTTTCGTGTCTTGCGCTGTATTAATGGCAGAGTGCGACTCGGCCAAGTAGTACTGAACAATATGATCGCGCAAGTGCGTGATGATTAGAGGCAAATAAGTACGCGCAATCACTGGATTTTGACCAAATAACGGGCTTTGCAGGTAAGCTAAGTGCACATGCAAGTGAGCAACGTGGTCTTGTTGCGGTAAAACCATGATTGGTCTGTTCATTGACGCTGCTGCGTTCTCAGACGCAGGGTCCATGTCCTGTGCTTCAGGTTTTTCAACCAATAAGTCCTCAGAATTAGGAATTTTTAGCTGTTTTAGGAATAATTCTTCAACTTTGCGGACGTCATACACCATTGGCAACATTGTCGCGCGCTGTTGTACCGCCTGAATCTGCGCAAAACGCTGTGTTTCACTGAAAACAGCTGGGTCAGAGACAGGAATGACGTCCATCGGACCGTCAAAGTCACTCGGATCGACCATTTTCTCGCCAACCTCGTCCATAACCATGTCTTCGGTGAGGTACGCACTGTTTAGACGGTGCACAACCTTCAAGACTTGGTTCATGGAGTTGTGTAGGCGAGCGTGAATTGATGAAAATACCACCATCCCTTGCTCAATTAGCGCCAAAGTCGTGCCTACTGGTGCGTTCGGGTTCTGATCGTACAGTTTTTCAAAGGACGTTTGAACCACACCCTTACCGGCGTCAACTAAAAAGCCTAGCAACTGCATTAAAACAGGGCTTGGTGGATTAAACGGTATCGGCATTGCAATCTTACGCACGTCATCGATGTTAATGCCACCCTCAATCTCTACCACTTCGGTCGGTTGCGGGTTAAGGTTCTGGCCGTTAGGGCCACCTTTTAGTTTTAACATCGTTGGGATGTTCTGTATGTGCGCAGAATCTAACAGCGCACGCAATGCGCCTGTCGCTGCGCCACTCAAGCCGCCAATCATTTGCGTCAAGCCGATTGGGTACGCGCCGCGCCAAGGGATGAATGGGAACTCAACCATGTTGGTAAGGTTGGCGCGCGTATCATCGTCTGGTGCCCAGTTACGGTACACGGCCAAACACTTGCCGGTCGCCTTGTCAATTGTAATCAGGTACGGATCAAACTCGTCACCCTCAATGTCTGCGTGCGTATCGATCTCAAATATAGTACGCAGGCCGTCCTCGTTGTAAGAGTTCTCCTCACGTCCCTCAATCTTGTCATTAGCCTTAGATGCTTTAGAGTACTCAATCTCATCAGGTAGACCTAGATCAACGTCACGGTACATGCCTGTGCTTACACGCTTCTCATACTCATACTCAGTCACATACTGGACGTGCGTCTTGCGCTCAGCCGAGTAGTAGTTAGAGGCCGCGAACGGTAGGTACACATCATCGACAGGCACGAACTCACTGGTAATGCGGTTCTTGGAGTGATCAAAGTACAGCTTGAGGTACTGCACGCCGCCTAGTGGCAACTGAGTGAACAGCTGCTCAAGGTCAGAGCGGAACTCAGGCATCTGCTCAGTTAGCTGCCAGTTCATGTAGGTCGCCTTGCGCTCGGCCTTCTCTGACTTCTTAACGTCAGTCTTACCAATAATCTTAGTGCGTACTGGACCGTGCGGTGGGAACAGCTCCTTCATGGCCCTCGCTGAGAAGTCAACACAGGCCTCGGTCATCATCGGGTGAACGACCTTGTTAGCGCCAGTGAACTGCGCCCCACCTGGTGCATCATCGCCCAGGCCAGTGCGACGGATACCCTCCTCGTACTGCTCGTCACGCTTCTTACGTGCTTCCTTGTCACGCTCAATCTTATCTAGCAAGTCGTCAACTAAAGTTTGCAACTCTCTAGGATCAATGTCATCAACAATATTAGCGAAGTGCTCTAACTGCGTCGCGCGGTCTTGCTCGTTCTCAAGCGTAACCATCGCACCACCATCATCGGTGTCCGTTACGCCCGTGTCTTCCTCATCGAGCTCAATGTTCTCGCCGTCTTCGGTGTTGCCTTCGTCTAATACTTCTTCGTCAATAAACTTGTCTTTAGCCATTTATATTCCTTAATTACAGTTCCAACGTTTTAACGATGCTGCCTTACGTGTAGGGTTGCCTTGCTCATCCTTCATTGGCCCAGGCATGCCTGACATGCGTGCGCAGAATGACTTGCGTCGTCCTGCGTCTGCCTTTGTTTTTGGATTTGGTGCCGGTGCCTTTAAGTTAGAGCCAGTGGCTGCATTGTACTTGGCTCTTCCCTTTGCTGTTAGCCCTGCGCCCTTTGACACAGGCAGCTTCTCGCCTCGGCCAACAGACAATACAGGCCCACCCTTAGCGAAGCCTGGCACTGTTTGTTTAAACTCATACATCGCATCATAGTCCACCTCGCCACCATCTGCAAATGCGGGCGTCTCTTTTTTATTCCAGAACGGTGACTCACCCATCGCCTCACGCTTGTTAGCGCTGCGGATGGCTGTGGCCACTGCGTCCTCAGGCACGGTGCCCGTCTCACGAATGTAATTGATGTCAGCTGGGTGCATGCCCTCAACGATGCTCGGCATCTCACGGCCGTCCACGTTGATGGAGTACTCGGTCATCACGTCACGGCCGTTAGGCATGCGGATCTCGCCCAAGGCGCCAGTGTCCTTAGCCTCGCCAGTCTCACGGTTGCCGTAGTCTTTAAACTCGTACATCTCGTCGTAATCAGTGCCATCAGTCTCTACCGCGCCGCCATCTGCAAAGTTCTCTTCCTCGTACTGTGGCAGCATCTTAGATGAGCGCTTGCCGTAATCGGCTGATCGTCTTTGTATCTCGTCCTCGGTAGCACGTCTGCCGCGCTCCTTGATCCCAGCCTCAACGCCGGCCATGTTCTCGTAGTAGTCACCGACGGCGTCGCTCTTAGGGCCAGTGAACGGTGAGAAGAAGTAGTCGGTGTACTGGTAGGCCTTGCCCATGTCCCTAGCCACGTCAGCTGGGATGTCTTGTCTGACACCGAAGTCGTAGCCACCGCCGTA